CTAACATACCACCTACCTCCACTAACGTCGGTAATACCGTGTTTAATGGAGTCATGCGTTCTCTCGGCTCTTTGTTTGACGGCCCGCAAACGAAAGCAACCCTTCAATCCGCCTATACTAATGGTATGGCGAAAGTTGAGAAGATGAACTCCCAGCAGATCTTGCAAGGAGTATCAGTCTTGTCTAATCTCGCTCGCAACATTCGTGGTGCGCAACAACCTGATTATCTTTCTGCCAACCTTAGCAAGCCGAAGTTGGAAGAAAGACATATGAAATGGGAAGAGGACCGCAGCAGCAATGAAGGGTTACTGGCTGCGGGAGTGGTGGCCGTTGGTGCGGCCATCGCAGCGATGTTGGCAAAAGGAGATGCCATTCTCGATTCAATGCCGACTGAGTTAGTCTCAGCCACGGCAACTTTGCTGGGTTGTCTTCCATACCTTGGCGCTGCATTGGCTGCCATTGTGACAATCCTGATTCTCCGCCGTTTGGCGTTGATTGCGTTTCAGCATTACCAAGGTGCCATGGGAGCTGAAATTACAACTCGTTTGATTAACGAGACACTTGAACATGGAAACTTGCCAGCTTATCAAGCTCGTAATGTTTTCAATTCAATCAATGTTGTGAAAAATGAGAAGAAATCTAATTCACAACACACTCACCCGGAGTCTGCGGCTAGTCGCAACGCTGGGCGAGCGACTGCCAACTTAGTTGCTAGCCAATTGGGCTACACTATGTACAGTTTGCAGGCAACTGCCAACGAGCAACGAAAACATTTGGGTGCTGGAGTGTACTCAAATGGTAAGTACACTGCTCGCAATTTCGACATGCGCACATTTCATTGGGCCAAGGATTTGGAGGCAGAAGCCCGTCCGTTGGAAGAACATAATGAGCGCTATGCGTACTTTTGGGGTGATATGGAACATTACGTTAAGCCAGAAGTCATGAGTGACTTTCTGGCAACGCGAAAGACCACGCACTTCATTTCAACCATGCAACCAACTTGCACTGGGTTGAGCTCGGGCGAATATTCATTCTCATTCAATGAGGAAGATTATGTGCATTACAAAGTGTCTGGTGGTGCTGAATACCGACACAAGTTATTCGATTGGAAAGGTGATGTTGTTGTTGTTCAGACGAACAGTCTCTTGAATCGAGAGGTCGTGGCTTACGCCATTGACCGCAAACCTTTGGATGATAATCACCAATTGATCATGTTGACCTTTATTGGCAGCTTTAGCTGGCCATTATTACCAGTGTCATGGGCAATTGAAAACCATCCATTGCGTTACTTGAAGGTCAACTTTGGTGACTTCAATGTGTTGGATATTCAACGCAAGGATGGGTTATATCGATCGATTTCACGAGTGAACGACCCTTACTCATCAACTCTCAAGTGGGAAGCAGTGTCTGCTCTCCACAATATGGCAAGGAACACAAATATGTCAAAGATTAACGCAGCAATGGTTGCAACTCTTTTGGCAAATAACAATGGATTGAACTTGCCCGTCACAACCCTCCCAAATGCTGAGGTGCATTTGTGGGTAGGCTATTTGAATTGGGGCCAAGCGAAGAATCCATCTGTGATGTATCCACCCGATTCAGCATGCAAATCATATTTCGTCGGTAAACATGATTTTGAAGTTGCGCCAACAATGCAAAATTTTGGCCAACCATTGGTCAAAGCTTGTTTTGCACCGGTCAAATCGTTGATGAATGATGATTGGTGCGTTCGAGAGCGAATTGAACGTTTTACAGATGCGAATCTTAAGACTAAGGATGGTCAGAAACCTGAGGTCCCACCATTCGCATTGCGGTATATGGAAGAATTCATCGCTCAGATGGTACCTGATTCCATTGCCGGTACACTGCACCCCTTCCCAGTCGAAGAGGTGCATGATCGTCAGCCAAGACCGACTCAAAGAAAGAAATTTGAGTTCGGTGCAGGCATAGCCGCTTGGTTTGCGAAGAAACGTAAGGGCCACTACAATGATGAGGATCGAACCAAAGAGAGTGGGTCGACTCATCAAAAGACTGAAACATATCCTAAGGCTGCGCCGCCACGTAATATATTTGAACCGAGTGATCAAATGAAAGTCGATTGGGCGCGTTTTGTTTATCAAATATCAGAAATGATTATGAAGAACATGCCTTGGTATGCATTTGGTAAGCCACCACGAGAGTTGGCTGAGAGAATTGCAAAGATGCTGACAGGGGCTGATCATGCCAATTGTTCAGATGCAAGCAAATTTGATGGGCATGTGGCCCTCATTTGCCGCATGCTCGAGCAGGCATTGATGCTTCGAGCATTTGCTCCGCAACATCACTCTCACATCATTGAGTTGATGCAGGCTAATGTTGGCTTGAATTGTTACACTGCATTCAGCCGATATTATTTCTCTGGATATTCACGAGGATCTGGAGATGCCGCTACGGCGGATTTTAATTCGATGTTTACTGCATATATAGATTATTGTGCAGCGCGTGAGACATTGGTCAATGGAGTCAAGATGACTCATAAGCAAGCTTGGGCGTGCTTATTGGCATATGGTGGTGATGATGCCATTAATATCAATATTGATCCTAATCAAATCAAGAAGATGGCTAAACTATTTGGTCAAGAATATGAAGTCGAAACATATCCACGTGGTGCAGCTAAAGTCAACTTCCTCAATCGTTATTTCAGTCAATACGTTTGGAATGGGGATGAGAACTCGATGAGTGATCCTCAACGCGCTTTATCCAAGTTTTTTACTTGTGCGAAAAATGTCGTTGATCCACGAAAACGAGTTGGAGAACGAGCTAGCGGTTATTATAAGATGGACCGCAATACTCCTGTTCTTGGTACACTCATCGCATTAATTCATGATGTCATGTTCAAAGATGAAGATTGGACCACTGGCACCGAGATTAGTCGTGAGAGTTTGTCACCATGGTTTGGCAACGTTCAGTTGGACAACAACTGGCCTAACACTGATTCTGATTGGATGGAAGACATGTTCTACACATTCATTCCGGACTTTGATATGAACACGTTTAAAAGTTGGGTTTATCATTGTCGAACTACTATGAATGCTGATTTCATATTCAGAGCACCTTTGTGTGTGCCTGAGATCCAAGATGACCAAACCAAGGTTATTAAGGAGCCAGTTGTTGTTGGAGATGAGCTTTTATTTCCAGCAAAACCTGTTGCCCCTGTGGCACCAGCGCCTATTGAACCAAAACTAAAGGATGTTGTTGGTATGGCCGCTGTGTTGGAGACCGTTAAGCATACAGTTCCCAACTTGCATGGCACTCCCGAGGCTGTGCAAGCCAAAAAGGAGGAGTTGGCCAAACCTGTCACCTTGTTCGAACCAAAGTGGCAACATTATGTTGAAAAGAAGGTTGAACATGACATCCTCACAATCGCAGCTCGTGATTGGCGTTTGGATGAATCAAGATGGCGTAAATTGGAAAAAGGCGTAAATGAGAGTGACTATGGCTTCAAAGCCAGATGCAAGCGTGAGCGTGCTCATCGTGTGGCTGAGGCCCAGCGCGTTGAGGCAGCTTATCTCGCAGGTAAACTCCCGGGACCTGATCCAAAAAGAGCTGTTAATAAGGGAGTTAAGAATGCTCCTAAACAACAGCAAACAGCTCAACCAAAATTGAGCAGTCGTGCTACGAAACAGAGTCCCAAAGCACGACTTACACCTGAGGAGTTAGGTTTGGAAGGCAAACGACAAGTTGCTGCTACTCAACAAACTTATGCACAGGCTTTGATGAAAGCTGTCAATCCTAACGCACTCATTGGGCCATCTTCAATAAAACAAGTGACTGAGAGAATTGTTGAACGTGGTTTTTCTGTGCCAGATCCGCTGGTAGTGAGAAATTTTGTTGAACCAGCCAACGTGGCTGCCTTTGATAAAACTGATGAAGCTTTTGCTCAGCTGGATCAGATCATAACTGATATGGGTAATCCCTCAGATGACATTGAATTATTGTCTGATTCAACCATATCCACATCAAGCAGATCTCAACATGGTGACGATGATGACGATGATGATGATAAATTTATCCCAATCGATGTTAATTTCGAAAAGGAGAAGCAATTGGCTGCTGCCAGAGCCCAATTCGCTTCAGCATTTGGCGATACAAAGATTGAATTGCCACCACCAATCTTGGGTGAATCATTGAAGGTTGGAAACGACAACAATGAGAATCGTCAAACTGGGTTTGGATTTCAACCAACTGCTGATCCACTTCCAACAATTGACGGCATGTTGACTGAGGTCGACTTTGTGTTCGGTGTTGCTTGGGCGTCATTGGGGCATGCCTTCAATTGGACCAAAGATAGAATTACGATCATGCGCAATATTGATCCCTATCCCACTGAGTCGTCCACACGTCGAGTAGCTATTGGTTTGCCAAAGGCCAAGAGACTACGTGATAAGTTAAGCATTGTTTATAATTTGTACAAATGGCTTGACACATTACCCATGCGTGAGGGTAGAATGAAGATTTTTAACATTCGATTCGCAGTTAGTAGTGACAATTGTTTTCAGCCGGAGCCTGGAATAATTGACTATCACTCTTGTGAAGAATGCGTGGTTGAACACTACCAGTTAATTATTCAGCAATTGACGGAGTGGGAGAAGAAAGATTTCATAGCTGATTTTAGGCCAGTTTACACATGGATGGATGATGAAGCCACATCACAAGCAGCTTTGGCTATGTCGATGATGGGCTCTTTTAATCCATATGGTAATGGCCAACCAATTCAAATATCACCGAAATTTTATCTCGGTGATTTGGCAACATTCGAGAAATTCCTTGAAGTGGTTCCTCATCATATTCAATGGGAGTTTCGAATGGTTGAGTTTCGACCATTTGATGTCACTCAACCTTATCAACAATTGTGGGAGGTCACAATCTTAAATTCACCAGATTGTACAATCACATACATCAAGAGTGGTGATGAAGTATTGCTTGGTTTCAATGAGTATGGAAACCAACAGACTTTGTTTGGAGCTCGTCTACCGACTGAAATTGGTAACGAACCAAAATTTGAGAAATTTCAGATGGTTGAGTTTTCATTGGGGGTCGAAGATGGTGAAATTGTAGCAACAGAGAAGACTGGGTCGCGCCCAGATTCAAGTTTTACAACTATGGACAATTATATCCGCAATATGACACTCTCTGAGCTGAAATCACACGTGCAAGACGTGCAACGCATTCTTGCCACTCGCCAAAATCAACTGGCACAAGACACCATCGACCGTGAGCGTCGGGTTCGTGGTTTTCTTGCTGCAAGCAGCCCAATCGGCGCTTGCCCTGAGCCATATGGTGGCTTGACTGACATTGAAGACCTCGCTGGTCCTTATTGTCAATCTTGTACAACCGCGCTCCGTATACCAGGTGTTGTTTGTCAATACCACGCTGATGGGAAGAAGACCATTGGTCGAACTGCTGGCGGCAGTAAGAAAGGAGATGGTCCTGCTACCAACTCCAAAGCATGCTTCAAATGTGGCAAGATGGGCCACCTGCAAGCACAATGCCAGGTCGGTGGTGGACCACGTAAATCAATTGTTAAGAAACCAATTAACAAGCCTGTGGCGAGAATTCAAAATGTCGCAAAATTGGTGCAAGCCAGTGAGAAACGAATTTTGTCACAAGTCGCCAAGACTCAAGTCAAACCTAAGGTTGTACCTATGGCTCGTAAAGTCGTAGGTTCTTCGGAAAACTGGTCTGCTTGGGAGCATGTGCATGATAATGGCATTCATCAGTATCGACGTCGTAAGGGTACTCGTCGGGTTTCTGGTGGAAGTGTGAATGTCATGCATGTTCAAGGAACTGAATTGTTGACCACAATCAGTGGAAATATTGATGAAGGCACTCGAGTTTATCAATTGGATGTCAACCCTCAGGACGTGGGTGTAGAATTGCCCATTGAAAGCTTGCCCTATGATGAGTGTGAGTGGAATGAATTCTCAATGCTTGCTGTTCCAGCAACAAATTTGCAAGGGTCTGGTCAGTTGATCATGGCTTATGCCAATGATCCAAGCAACCCTATCCCTCCCGAGTCATTGGAAGGAAACCAATTGATGTCCTCTTGGAAGCATCATTCATTTGCCATTTGGGAGAAAGGTGAATGTCGTATGCCCACCAAAGATGGGCGTAGGAAATTTTACATTCACGATGCCGCTCCTGGTGAAGTGGATGACCAACGCATGACGGTTGCAGGTCGTGCTTTTATACAGGCCATGACTGATTTGACACCTGCTGATGGTGGTGCTGCTACAGTCATTTACTGCAAATACGACATCGTATTAATAGATCCGTCACTTGATGAAGACGTTTTTGCTGCCGGTACTGTTATGTGTAGTGGGTTGGTCGACAATCTACTGCCAAACTCAACCAACGTCACAGTTTCACCGTTTCGCCACGTTTATGAGACAGTTGATGATGCTGCTGGAGATGCCGCTGCCACTTATTTCACGGGTGACTTGAGTTTCATTCGTAAAATTGGCGATGGCCGTTTGATTCTGTCGAAGGGCCAGTATCATGTGACATTCACATTGGGAGGCATAGTGAGTTCCGTCAATACTGCCACTGGTGGTATGGATTGGAAATCGCTACCAAGTTCCATCACTAATGGCAGTTCAGATGGGCCATTATTCATCCATGGGTCAAGTAATGTGACCGGCCTTTTAACGCCGGTGTCACTAAACAATTATGCTTATGGCATCCCTAGGACCTCAGCTACGAATCCTAACAACATCATCTCTGGCGGTTACGCCCAGTTAGGTGTTGGGTCAGGTTCGCAGCAAACCACACCGTTGCCAATGCAGGCAGCGGCTGTGGTGACCAACGCATTTCTCATAATCCAAGACGGTACAGCCATGGATTTTGATCAATTCATTTACACAACAGGTGTAGATCTCAATATTCGGTCTTGTGATATGGTGTTAACGAGATTGAATGATCGATCTGATTCTAATGAATTCACCATAAGTGGGGCCTTTTCACGAGCATTGTTGAACAAATACAATGAGAGCCAACGTCCTTGGCGCTTGGAGGCAGTTGACAATGTGCTCAAAAAGAAGTTGTCAAAACTCGACGCGGATGATCTTACGTCTGAGGAACTATTGATTTTCAAAATTTTGATGGATGAGAAAATCAATGAAGAACCGGAGTTCTTAGGCGCCATTGCACCGATGCTACTTGAGCTCTTAAAACACGCAGGGATTGCGGTTGGAGGAGCTGTGCTCAAACATGCTGTTGGCAAGTTTGAGGGCTATTGTAAGAAACATGAAAAGAGACATCATGAAGCAATAGAGTTGAAGCCACATGGACCTGTGGCAACAGCAGTCGGGACATTCAATAATGTCACCGATACTCGGAAATGGGCTAAGGACAATTCGAGCGTGTCGTTTGACGCGTTGAAAGAAACGCGTAAGACGTACAACTAGTGGGTATCAATGACCAGAAACATTGAAAAAGGGTACCAATGACCAGAAACATTGGAAAACAGGTTAGCCAACCGAAGGCTTTCGCCACGGCGACACTGGTTATCTCACCTAAGAAAAGAG